ATACAACCGCAGAGAATTTGGCGTTTTTAATCAAGATCGGTCAGATTAAAGATCCAAAGCCAGCAGTACAAGCACCTACTAAAGATAAGGAATAATAATGGCCATATTTCTACAAAATAATGTTGGCGTAAAGATTAACTCAGTTGATCTATCTGACCACATTACATCAGTAACACTTACACAAAACTTTGATGAACTCGAAGTGACAGCCCTCGGAGATTCGAGCCATAAGATGGTTAAAGGTTTGGAAGCAAGCACCCTAACTTTGAACTTCTTAAACGATTTTGCAGCAGCATCCGTACAAGCAACCCTACAGGCTGCTTATGGAACTACTGTTACAGCTGTATTAATTCCTGTAAAGGGAACTGCAGTATCAGCGACAAATCCTCTTTATACTGTTAGCATTCTTGTTAACAACTTGACACCATTGAACGGCGCAGTTGGAGACATTTCAAACTCCAGCCAATCCTTCACATGTAACTCAACAGTTGTACAAACTACAACAGGATCATTCTAAGGAGATAAAAAACAATGGCTAAACTTCGAATCACAAGGGCTACTGGAGAGGTTTCGGATCATTCGATTACCCCAGCGATCGAAATGGCCTTTGAATTACATTTCAAATCAGGAATACATAAGACTTTCCGTGAGCAGGAAAGGCAGTCAGATATTTACTGGCTCGCTTGGGAATGCTTACGGAGAGCTGATGTAACTGTTCCAACTTTCGGCCTTGCATTTGTGGAGACACCATCAAAAGTCGAAGTATTGGATGACGAAGCAAATTTTTAGATAGAGGTTCGATGACCTATACGATTGCCGCTCTGGCAGTCGAGACAGGTATCGCCCCTCAACATTTAACAGACTTAGATTCGGATATGTTTTACAACATAATCCAAGTCTTAAAAGATCGAAATGAGGCGATGAGAAATGCCAGTAGAGCTAAAAGGCCTCGGTAATACTCAACGAGCCATGCGTAAATTTACGCCCGGTCTTTACCAAAGAATGAATGCTGAAATAAGCGCTGTCATGCTTCCTGTTAGAGATGAAGCTCGCAGTTATGTGCCATTAAAAGTTTTGTCTAAGTGGCAGAACCAAACTGGTGTATGGGCATTATCTGACAGAACATATAATGCAATAACAATTAAAAAAGGTATTGTTTATCGCAGGGGTCGCACAAAGGCTAACGATAAAGGATTTAGATCTTCATATAGAATCGTAAATACAACTGCTGCAGGTGCGATCTATGAAACTGCTGGTCGTAAAAATAAAAGTGGTCAGCCATGGGTAGGTGCTAAAGGTAAGGGTGGGGGAAGTTACTCTCATTCAGATAACCCAAAAGCAGGATTAAGATTTATTAATTCATTAGGTGGACAAGAAAATTTATTTGGTGCTGATAAGTTTAAGGGTCGTTTGATTTATCGAGCATGGGCTAAACAAAATGGCAAGGTTATACCTTCTGTAATCAATTCAATTAATTATGCAATACTAGAATTTAATAAGGCGGCTAAACCATAATGGCCAAACAAGAAAATATCTTTGTCAATGTTGTCAGCGAATTTGATGGTAAAGCTCTTACTAAAGGTCAAAAGCATTTATCTCAATTTGATAAGACAGTAACAAAACTTGGTAAAACTCTTGGTGCTGCTTTTGCAGTTCATAAGTTAATTCAATTTGGTACAAGTTCAGTTAAAGCTTTTACTGATTCAGAAAAAACTGCTCAAGCATTAAATACAACTCTTAAAAATACTGGATCTTTAATGGCATTCCCAGATGCTTTGGCTGGGATTAAAAGATTATCTTTGGCCACAGGTGTTGCAGATGATGTTTTAACTTCAGCATTTACTCAACTATATTCTGCAACTGGCGATGCTACTAAAGCACAAAAAGAACTTGCCTTAGCCGTAGATGTATCAAGGGGTACTGGAAATGATTTATCAGAGGTAATTAGTGCTTTAACTGCTGGATATAGAGGCAATACTAAAGGATTAGGCAATCTAAATGCAGGTCTAGATGCAGCCACGCTTGCTACAAAAGACATGGATGCAATTACTAAACAATTAGCAATTCTTCAAGCTGGACAAGCTGCTGCCTATGCTGAAACTTATGCAGGTAAGTTAGAAATAATCAAAGTTGCTGCCGATAATGCTAAACAATCTATTGGTGAAGGTTTGCTTAATGCTATACAGATTTTAAGTGGCGATACAAGCATTACTGAATTATCTACTTCTGTACAAAACTTAGGAATCTATTTACAAGCAGTAATAATAAGATTTGGTGAATTAGCAAAAGTTGTAATTGATTCACCTATTGGTAAATTCTTTGCTTTATCTATTGATGGATGGAATAAAATTCTTGATATAAATGACAAGGTTATGGAAGTTCAAAATCAGATATGGCGTAACAATACAAAGGCTTATGAAGATGCTTCCAAACAACAAGCTGCGCAAGATAAAATAAATGAGGCATATCAAAAAAGATTAAAGTTACAAGCTGCTCAACAAAAGGCTGCTGTAGATAATGCTAAAAAACTGGCTGCTGCCGCTAAAGTATTAGATAGATCAGGCACATTATTAGATGTTGATCAGGCTCAAATTTATGCTGCTTTACAAGGCAAGATTACCGATGAAGAAAGATTAAGGCTTGACCTTCAATTAGCATTATTAACTAAAAATGCCCAAGCAGCAGATCAATTAAGCCAACAATTATTAGTATCTCAATTAAAAACCACAGATCTTGCTAAAACTATTTCATCACTTCCTAAAGCCTTAAATCCTTTTGCTGAATGGCCAGGATATATCCAAGATTTAATTAACATGATTGCTGGCATGAATGCCTTAATCAATCAAAAAACTAATACTGCTGCTCAACAAGTGTCAGTTTCATTACCTAGCGCATCATCTGGTTTAGGTCAAGCGATTGCAAACAATCAATTAAGTCCACTTTTAACTAAAGATATTTTAACTGGTGTTACTCCTGCTCAAGCCGCCCAACAAGCACAGGCTGAGTTAATGGCACAAGGATTCTCATTACAAGATACTGCTTCAAGTGCTAGATATACTGCACAGGCTGTTGCTTACTTTCAATCACAATTAGCTTCTCAACAAGCTTCTGGTCAAACCATCACAGTTAATATAGATGCTTCAAGCATGATAGACCCTTCTAATTTAACAAAGGTTATTCAACAAACATACATTGATTTACAAAAAGGTGGTTACTCACTAGCCCCTGGTGGCTATGGCTTTGGTGGTGGCTAATGGCAATTCCAACAGTTAATGCTTTTATTAACTTCTCTACTGGTGCATCTTTTGGCCAAGCGTTCATTATTGGTCAGGGTATCTTAGGCACAAACATTCTTGCTGATTCAACAGCTGTAATTGTTGATGTATCAGATCAATTAGATGCAATCACGACATCTAGAGGCCGTAACGCATCCGCTGATCAATTTCAGGCTGGTACTTTAACCATGCGTATTGTCGATCAGTCGGGCGACTTTAACCCCCAGAACGTAAACGGACCCTACTATAATCTTTTAACACCCATGCGCAAGGTTCAAATAACTGCTACCTATGGAAGTACAACTTATCCAATCTTTTCAGGATACATAACTGGTTATAACACAATAACTCCTAAAAATGTAGGAGAAGTGGTTTATACCACAATAACTGCTATTGATGGTATGCGACTTCTTTCCAACGCTCTTGTTACTACCATAACTGGTGCAGTAGCAGGTGAAGATACCGGTACAAGAATAGGAAGAATCTTAGATCAGGTAGGTTGGCCAACATCTCTTAGATCCATTCAAACTGGTGGTACTACTTGTCAAGCAGATCCGGGAACTCAAAGAAGTGCTTTAACTGCTATTCAAACTGTTCAAACTACTGAGTATGGTGCTTTTTATATTGACCCTAATGGAATTGCAACTTTTAAGAATAGAAGTTATTGCACAAGTAGCCCTGCCAATACCCCGGTAGTCTTTAATGACAATGGAACAAACATTTCATATTTTAATGCTATGTGGCTTCTTAATGATGCTCAGGTAGTCAATCAGGCTGCTATTACGGCTACTGGGTTAGCCACGGCTTCAGCTATAAGTTCGGCATCTATATCCAAGTATTTTGTTCATTCTTATACCCAAAATGATCTACTTATGCAAACTACTGCAGAAGCCTTAAATTATGCCTTGGCCTATGTGGCCTCTAGGGCTGAAACCACTATCCGTTGCGATGCTATGACCTTAGACCTTTATGCTGCTAATTACAGTACAGGCATTATTGCTGCCCTAGATCTTGACTATTTTGACCCAATCAGCATTACAACTACCCAGCCTGCTGTGGTAGGCACATCTAGTATTACCAAGAATTTGCAGGTATTTGGCGTTCAACACTCAATATCTGTGAACTCGTGGAAAACGACTTTTACCACCCTAGAGCCTATAATAGATGGATTCATAATTGGATCTAGCTTGTATGGGGTACTAGGAACTAATACACTAAGCTACTAAGGAGTAACAAATGGCAACAGGATTTCCAGCAGCAACCGGTGATGTACTCACATCAGGCATGTTTAACGGCCTTGTGGCATTTACCCCAAACACACAAACAGGTACAACTTATACAGCTGTATCAACAGATCAATACCAAGTATTAGTAACAATGAATAACGCATCTGCCAATGCTTTTAAGATTCCTACAAATGCTTCTGTTGCATTTCCTGTAGGAACTTGCATAACAGTATTAAACATTGGTGCTGGTACTTGCACAATATCTGCTACAACAAGTGGTACTACAACAGTACTAAGTGCTGGTGGTACTCCAGCATCTCCAACTCTTGCACAATATAAAAGCGCAGCTTGCATCAAAACAGCAACAGATACCTGGTATGTGATTGGAGACATCTCCTAATGCCAGTACTTGGTATCTATGCCTCACAAATCTCAGGCCATCTCTTTGCACCTAGCGGTGCCTATGACTCTATTGCTACTGTAACTGTTGGATCAGGTGGCGCATCGACTGTTGCTTTTAACAGCATCCCTCAGACTTATACTCATT